TGACTTTACTTTTCAATCAATGTATAATATATGTTGATTGGAGGACTTATGAATCTTTTTTACCTCGATGAGGATTTAGACGCGTGTGCAGAAGCTCACGTTGACAAACATATTGTAAAGATGCCGTTGGAAGTTGCCCAGATATGCTGCACAGCTATTTGGGTAGACGTGCATCTAGGTTTTATACCCCGGGCTTTAACAAAACAAGAGTCCGATTATCTTAACTCTTTGAAGAAAGAGATTAAACATCTACCCCCTGAAAGCAGACCTCTCACTCCCTACTTGCCTATGATGTACAATCATCCTTGTACTATATGGGCACGTAGTTCTTTGGATAATTACGAGTGGACTCATTGTTATGGCAATGCACTTGGAGAAGAATATCGCTACCGATACGGAAAACAGCATAAATCAGTCACAGTCATCAACAAGCTACCGGAGCCTGTCAAGATGGAAAGACTTGGATTTACCACTTTCGGATTGGCAATGCCAGACGTGCTCAAAGACTATGACAATCCTGTACAGTCTTATCGTGACTATTATCATCTCGACAAGGCTACTTTTGCCGTTTGGTCTCACAGACCCAAACCCAGCTGGTGGGACGATGATCTTGCAGACTACGAGAAGAGGATTACAGCGAAATGAAAGTTGAAATTGATATTAATTCTGATACCGCAGATTTTTTAATTGTAGAAAACCTAAAGCAAACAATTGCGGATATGAAACATGATTTAAAAGCTCGCGGAGAAGAAACCGAGACCTGCGGGGGCTTTTTCTCTACTGATAAAGAGGAAGATTTGATTGAAATGGCCAAGCATATAGAGGCGTTTAAACTTACACTAAGTTATTTTGGAGTAACTGATGAGTAACTCAATTTTTGATTTAGAACAAGAGATGCTACAATTTGCGAATGTTACTGACGACATTGAAAGAGTAACTAAGTATTTTGTAGAAAGCCCTGATTGGGAAGGCATGGACGGCAGATTAGCTGATGCCCTTATGAACAAGTATTTTGCTATAAAAGAGCTGTACGAAGTTAAATTTGACAATATGTGGAATACTTTTGACGAAGTTTGTAAAGAGTATCATACTGCTCATAAACTGGCAGGACTTGAGCGAGAAGAACAGTTACAGAGTTTGTTTGATGAGAAAATATAAAATAATAGAAGCTCACTACGGTGAAAAACATAGCTTTTGGAGAGTTGTTGTAACTTCAGAGCAAGGAGAACAGTTTCAAACTGTAGGAAAATTTCCCACAAGAGAGCAGGCAGATAAGTATGTAGAATACTTAGTACAATCTCAAGACAAGAGGCACAACCAATGGTAGACACAGTAAATCAGCCACCGCACTATCGTGCACATCCGAGTGGAGTAGAGTGTATTGAAATTACTGAACATATGAATTTTTGTTTGGGTAATGCAATAAAATATATTTGGAGAGCTGGAGTTAAAAGCCAAGACCCAGTAGAAGATTTAAGCAAAGCAGTATGGTATCTAAATAGGGAGATAGCAAAAATTGAGAAGGATCAAAAAGAAAGAGTCAGAGAACTTGTCCGATACCAATATACAGAAAGTGATAACCCTCTTGAGTGCGCAGGATGGGGCCTCCCCGATAACAAAGAAGGAAGCTTGCGGTATCCTGAATATAGCATACAATACAACACGACTCCAGAAAATCATAGATGATTTTTTGGAAACGCAAGAGTACCGACAAAAACGAAAAGCACAAAATAGGGGAAGAGCAGCTACAAAATCCGAGGTGGCAGATGCGGTTACTGGATTCTTATCCGGCGAGCCCATCTCTGCAATTGCGTCAGGACTTTATCGTTCACCCGGATTTGTTAAAAGCATCATCGAGAGGGTGGGTGTACCTCAAAAAGAGGAAGGACGGTGCGATTATTTACCAGAAGAATGTGTGGCCGAATCGTTCGAAGAAGGCGAAATAGTCTGGTCGGCCAAATATCATGGCCCTGCCATAATTCGGGCAGAATTATCAGTAGACTATCAAGCAGAGCTTCCAGGCTATAAAGATGTAAACTATGAAAAGAAGTATGGTAGCAAAGCATACAATATTTGGGTACTTGAAAAAGTAGACGATGACTACAGTGAGCGTTGGACTACTTCCACTGGCGGAGGCTTTGCAGCTACACAACTTGCATATGATTTAGGCAAGCTATCTCACCTTCAAGAATACGGAGTTGATTTATCACGTATCTAAAAATATTTCTTGACTTTCATCTTCAATAGAAGTATAATATGTGTATTGAAGATGAGGGAACCAATGGGCGACCGATTTTATTTATCACAACTAGCCGCGACAGGATCGTGTCCTGGCGCAAAACTTACACAACTTAGAAGGAAACGTAAAATGGCATGGGACGATGACAAGAAGGCACAGGCTGTATCTATGTATGAAGCAGCTGACCCTACTCCCGAAACGTCAATGGAAATTGTAAAAAGCATTGCAGACGAGCTGGAAGAGTCACCTAACGGTGTTCGTATGATTCTTACTAAAGCTGGTGTCTATGTAAAGAAGAGCCCCGCTTCTGGTGGCAGCAAACCAGCCTCGAATGGTGGTAGCGGGGGCCGAGTTTCAAAAGCTGCTGCTCAAGACGCGCTTATTGCTGCAATTAGTGATGCTGGGCAAGAAGTAGACGAAGATGTTATTTCAAAACTAACTGGTAAAGCTGCTCAATACTTTACTACTGTTTTGAACGCAGTTAACGCAGCAAGTTAATTAATTTTTAATTAGCCTCCGAAACTTTGTTTCGGGGGTTTTCTGCATTTCAGTATTACAACCTAAAACCTAGAGCAGTAAAAAACTTTGCTAACCTTGGTATAGGAGTAATAATGAAAAAGGAAGACTTAGCAAATACACTGCGTGAATATGGGGATGCCATAATCACGTACAGAAGCGAAAAGTCCAATAAACTAAAATATAATGTTTGCACTTTAGACTTCTCTACCCCATATATTCAAACGAAGAAAAATAGAGCAAAAGAGTCCTCCGAAACGTTGCTTACGTTTTGTTGGGACACAGATTCTTATCGCCTATTAAAACCTGCGAATATAACCAGTATCATCCCACTCTCTTCAGTTTTGAAGAACGAGAGGTAGATATGGAACTTTACGCGTCCCCAGAGCTTTACGAAAAAATCATTCATTACGATGAAGAAAAAGAAACGCAAGTAAGGCTAACAGTTGGAACCTTTAGAGGTGTAGAATATCTTCATTTACGCAAGTATTTTTTAAGTTTTGACGAAGAGTGGTGCCCTACACCAGATGGAATTGCATTTCCTTTAGACATGGATAATTCAAAAGAACTATTTAGAGGCTTAGTAGAAATATTAAGCCTAGCGGAAAGTAAAAAGATTATTCAAGAAGAATTTTCTGAACTTATCCAGGACATTTATATAAAATAATTCTTGACTTTTCTTTCTCTTTTCTGTATAATATATGTTCTGAGTGAGGATAGTAAATGAAAGATTTTATTGAAAAAGCAGCGTGTGCTTATTACTCTGGGTATCCTATTATTTCGGATGAAGAGTTTGACGCGATTGTTGCAAAGTACAACTACAATGCTGTTGGTCATCAGGTTACTGATGGCGTTCCGCATATGTTCCGTATGTACTCACTTCAAAAAGTTTTTAGCTTAGATGACATTCCTACTCCCAACGCAAAGTACATTCGTACTCCGAAGTTGGATGGCGCTGCTGTCTCTTTACTTTATGTAAATGGGCACTTCGCACTCGGATTGACACGAGGAGACGGTAATCTTGGCCGAGATATTACCACCAAACTTGAAGAGTTAGTACCTAGTATGATTCCTATGAAGGGAGAAGTACAGATTACTGGCGAAGTAGTTTGTCCCTCGTCTGTCCCCAATGCTCGTAATGTCGCCTCGGGGTCGCTAAACCTCAAAGATATTCATGAATTTCGGGCAAGAGCCCGGGATTTAGTCTTTGTTGCTTACGACATGCAGTTTGAAAAAGACTACTCAAACTACATTGACGCTAGGAATGCATTGGCCCATGAAGGCTTTAATGTTGTTACTACCTTCGACCACTCTAACTATCCTACGGATGGTTGGGTGTACCGTATTAATGACCAGAAGTCTTTTCAAAAAATGGGATATACAGCTCATCACCCTCGCGGCGCTTTTGCTCTTAAAGAGCAGAAAGAGGGCGTACATACAGAATTGCTCGATGTTGTGTGGCAAGTTGGTAAATCAGGTGTAGTCAGCCCAGTTGCCATTCTTGATCCGGTCGAAGTGGAAGGAGCCATTGTGAGCAGGGCAACTCTACACAACATTGAGTACATTCGCTCCCTAGAACTAGAAATAGGATGCACTGTCGAAGTAATTCGGAGTGGAGAAATTATACCTCGAATTTTAGGACGGGTAGACCTTCCAAAAAATAGTTCTTGACTTTTATCTCATATTTTCGTATAATATATTTAACTTTTTCGGAGAACTAAAAATGTTCATAGAGATTGTGCCCCCTACGGACTGTCCGTCCTGCGGGTCTGCGCTTCAGTGGATAAATCACATCTTATATTGTAAGAGTGAGTCATGTGAAGCTCAAAAATCAAAGAAAATTGAACATTTTGCAAAAACTCTGAAGATTAAGGGCTTAGGCCCTGCCGCTATCGAGAAACTAGAAGTTGAAGATTTTGACGAAATATATTCTATCTCTTTAGAGTATATTTGCGATCGTCTAGGAGATAAATTGGGTACTAAACTGTACAAAGAAATAAAAAACTCGGCTTCTGCCCCTCTTGATATGGTACTCCCTGCTTTTGGTATTCCCCTAATCGGAAAAACGGCAACGAAGAAGCTGTCTGAGACTATTAAATCTATTACTGAAATTACACCAGACACTTGTACGCGTGCCGGATTGGGTCCAAAAGCTACCGAGAGCCTATGCAATTGGCTAGATAGACACTTTTATTGCTTTTATGACGGTGCACTACCGTTTGATATGAAGTTCAAAGAAAGTAGTCCTGGCCTTAAAGTTGCAGGCGTTGTTTGCATTAGTGGACGTTTGAAGAGTTTCAAAACTAAAGCTGATGCAACTGAAGCATTGTCAGAAGCAGGTTTTATAGTAAAACCTAATTTGACTAAAGATGTGACAATTCTTGTGAACGAAAGTGGTATTGAATCGTCAAAAACTAAACAAGCCAGCCAGTCTGGTATAACTATCATTACAGATTTACAATCTTTTTTGGAGAAAAAATATGGCACTTCCCAAGTGGACTGATGAGCGTACTGCAGAACTCACCTCTTTTGTAGGTAATGAGTCTCCAGTATCTCAAGAAACTGTAGCAGAAGCTGCGGACCGTCTCGAAACTTCGACTCGTTCTGTATCTTCCAAGCTGCGTAAAATGGGCTTTGAAGTAGAGCTGGCATCTGCCCGCGCTTCCAAGTCTTTCACTGAAGCTCAAGAATCAACTCTCGTTGCTTTCTTGGAGTCAAACAGTGGTGAGTATACTTATGCTCAAATCGCTGACCATTTTGAAAATGGCGCGTTCTCTGCCAAGCAACTGCAAGGCAAAATTCTTTCTATGGAGCTTACCGCTCATGTCAAGCCTGCTCCCAAGGTGGAGTCAGTTAAGACTTACTCAGATGCCGAAGAAGCAACTTTTGTTTCTATGGTAAATGATGGCAAGTTCGTAGAAGAGATCGCTGAAGCTCTCGGCCGTTCTGTTAACAGCATTCGTGGTAAGGCTTTGAGCCTTCTTCGTTCTGGTGACATTGACGCTATTCCGCGTCAAGAGACTACTAAGGGTTCTGCGAAAGCTGATCCTTTTGAAGACTTGGGCGACATCTCTGCCATGACGGTAGAGGCCATTGCCGAAGCTATTGGCAAAACTGCTCGCGGTGTTAAGACTATGCTGACTCGTCGTGGTTTGGCTGCTGCCGACTATGACGGTGCTGCAAAAGCTGCAAAAGCTGCAGAGTAAAACCTATTTATAGGTGAGCTGGCTTTCTTAGGAAGGCCAGCTTTTTCGTGTTCGTTGGGGAGATATAGTTGAACGTCGCTAGTGCGCTCATTAAGCAAATTATTACGCTTCAGGATTTTGAAACCTGGAGTTATGTGCGTAAGCACTATTTGCCAAAAGAGTATCACACTATATTTTCCGTAGTAGATAAGCACTGTGAAACTTACCACAAACTCCCATCACTTGACGAACTTAAATTATCTACAAGAGACACAAATACTCTTGATAAGATATATGCTATTGAAAGTGTAGAGGTTGATACCGACCCCTACATTCTTCTACAGTATCTAAAGAATGAATTCACTCAGAAGGAAATTTTGAGCGAACTTGATGATTATGTAGAAAATTCAATATCTTTTGAAGATGCAGAAGAGAGTGTACAACACCTTCATGACATCATTATTCGAGTCGAAGAAAAAGTAGAACTCGAAGAGCCTCAGGAAAGTATGCAACGTATTTCTCTGTTTGAGGCAGAAGAAGAACTTGGAAAGTACCTGCGCCTCGGTTTGAATACTCGATACGACGATCAAATCCAATTCTCCCCTCGGGATTTGATTTTAGTAGGAGGTCGCCGAGGCGCAGGGAAATCCCTTACCTGTGCAAATATAGCCAACTCTGTATATGAAAGTGGTAAATCTGCTTTATACTTTACTATTGAAATGGACTCCAGGTCTATTCTTCAACGACAGTGCTCAATTGCTACAGGAGTACCTCAAGGTAGGCTCAGGTCTAAAAATCTAAATGTAAGTGAGTGGGAACGAGTAGCCGAATGGTGGGCAGGTCGTTTTACTCGCGGTCAAGAGCTTCTTTCAGAGTATCGAGAACATAGAAAGTTTGAAGATTTTCATAAAAGACTTACTACAACGTGCGAGCTAGATCCTAAGAAACAGCTTGATGTTATTTATGATCCTTCTCTTACTCTTGGTAAGATTCGGACAGAAGTTGAGATGAAAGTTAAATCTTCTATGGATATTGGCGTAGTTATTGTTGACTATATTAACCAAGTAAAAAGATCTAATATACCTTCGAGAGGCGGACAATACGATTGGACTGAACAAATAGAAGTTAGTAAAGCTTTAAAATCAATGGCACAAGAGTATAAAATACCTTTCTTCTCTCCGTATCAAACAGATGCAACAGGAGAAGCAAGATTTGCAAAAGGTATTCTTGATGCAGCAGATGCAGCATTTGCTCTTGAACCTTGGAGCCACGAAGATGGTTGCGTAACTTTTAAA